AAACCAGTAGCTCCTGTCTTAGATGCTTCTTTTAAAGCAGTAATTGCTTCAAGACCTAAACTTGCTTTAACAGAATTAATAAGACTGTTTCTGTCGTATGCGGTAGAACCACCCCAAAAGTTGCCCAGAAGCTGTCCCATAACTCCAGAAGCGGTCCAGTCTGCGTACTGACCTTCTTTTTTCATAAGTTCTGCTATATCGCCTTTGATCCTTACTATTTGAGAAATACGGTCATTATCCATCTCTACTTCTTCTAGTGTTTTACCTTCTGTTTTAACAGGAATAGTATTAACTAGTTGGCCGTCTTCAAATATTCTAAAGTTAGGATCTTCTTTGCTTGGTTTAATAATTTCTCTATCAGGTCCTTTAGGAGCAGCAGATTTAACAGGCGCTTGGTACAAGACTTCTCCTGTAGGACCTACTAAAGCGGCTCCCCCAGGTACAACAGAAGGTTTACCTGCCTGAGTCATTTGTGTTCTTAGTTGCGCTACGCGAGGTTCTAAAAGCACTGCTCTGTCACCCGCTACTGCTGCTGCTCTAAGTAAATTATTAGCCTGTTGTCTCATATTAGCAGGAAGTTGTGGATTATTTACGTAGTCCTGTAATTCAGACATTAACATCTGAGCAGAAGCTCTTTCTTTTCCTACTGTTTCTGCCTTTGTTCTCTGTTGTTCTCTGGCGGTCATAGCAGCTTGAGTCAACGCCTGCCCTTCTTTAGCATACCCAGCGGCAGTCATCTGTTGCCCTATCTGAGCCAGCTGAGCAGCATCACCAGCAGCCATAGCAGCCTGCCCTTGTTGCATCAGCTGGTTAAACTGCTCTTGCTGCCTGCGCTGCTGCATCTGCCCAGGAATACCACCAATAGCCTGACCCAAGCCAAACATCCCTTGTGTCCATTGAGGACTTCCGAGATTAGCTAGGAACTGTTGTGAAAATGTAGCCATTGTGTCCTCCTTACTTAAACAAACTGCTCAAAAAAGAACCAGCTAAACCAGAACCAAGCGCACCTACTAAGTCTGCTTGCCCTAAACCAGACTGAAGTAAAGCATCTAGTCCTGAGACATAGGTTTCACCAAACGCTCCTGCTTGTTCTGATGCTGCCTGACGCTGACGTTCTGCCGCAGTCATTCCTGGCTGTACTGCCCCAATCAACTGAGCCTGCGGTACGTACCCAGCAGCTAACATGCCTGTACCTAAACCAGCCAGACGTTGCTGCTCTTGACCTGCAAACTGCATTGCGTTCAACATAGCTGCGTTTTTAGCTTCTTCTTGTGCCTTAGCCAGCGTAAGAGCCTCTGGTGTTCCACCGAACATGCCAGTACGCGTCCCTAGACGCCCTTGTGCAGCCAAACGTTGCTCTAGTGCAAGCCTCTGTCTTTCCTCTTCGGGAGACATAGCTGCACGCATACGCTGGTACACTTCTTGCTCACGGTCAGCTACAGGCATCGCAGCTTGTCCGAAGAACTCCTGGGCACGAGCTAACTGTTGTTGTTGCAGCGCTTGTTCTTCTGGAGAAGTCTGGAGTTCATAGACCATTTGACCCGTCTCCGGGTCCCTGCGCATACCGAACTGACCACCAGTAGCAGAAGTTACAGTATAAGGCTGAAACTCAAGCATACCTGAAAGTTTCTCGGCAAGACCGCCTTCTCCTGCTAACTCTTCGTAGCCTTTTTGTCCAATTTCTGCTAACTTGTCATAAGCTTCTTTAGTAAGAAGACCGCCAGCAGCACCTGTTAAAAGTTTAAGCAGTTCTTCCATTAGTACGTCCCTCCGTTAATACTACCTGTTGACAACTCACCAGTAAACGCAATGTCAGCCATTGTCACAGTCCCAGTAAACGTCGGACTAGCAGTGTCTGCTTTAGTTGCTATTGCCGTAGCAATGTTGTCAAACTCAGTTTCAAACTCAGTTCCTTTGATGATTTTGTTAGCGTCCCCAGAAGACAAGCCGTCCTTAGAGGCAAAATCAGTAAGTTTAGTGTAGTTGCTCATATTGTTTTACCTACCAGCGCAAGTATGTTTATTTCCTGTAAAGATAATTGTCCACCATTAATGTCTGTTTCTAGACCAATGCTCAAAGTTCCACCACTGCCGTTAGCATTAATTGCCTGTTTAGACGTGAGAATACCGCTTGAGAATTGACCTATGTTATATTCGTCTACACCAAACTCAGCCGTTGCTTGGCTACTGAGTGTAATAAATTCTGCGTTGTAAGCAGAACCAAAGTCATAGTCCCATTTAAACAAAATATTAAGGCCACTGCCTCCTACAATCGTAGGTCTAATCTTCTTGAGAAACTTTAGTTTAGAAGGGTCTCCAAAAGATAACTCAGGACTAAAGTACTTAAAAGGATAGGAACTACCGTTATCTTGATAGCCAGTGTACCTACCAAAGCCGTTAATGTTGCCTATAAGCAAGTCACCATTGTCTCTACTTTCATAACATTTAAATCCGGTAGCAGGCCAACGTGTTACTCTGTAAGCTCCGTTTTCTAATGTACCTCTTATGTCAAAGCAGTACGTCATGTCTTGATTGCTAAAGGTCAGTAAGTAGAAGTTTTCTTCTGGGTGATAAACAGAAGTATATAACTCGTTTGCTTCGTTAATTAATTGAATGATGTCCTTAGTAATCGTAGAGGACAGTGTAGTCAGTGGCATTGATTTTTCTTGTATTGTTCTGCCGAAACTCTTAAGACCAGTTTGTGACAAGAAGAGTACGTCAGAACCAGTGTACTGTACGGTGTCTCTGCCTACGCAACCAATGCCCGACACAGTGTCCGTTAACGCCATGGTTGCAGGAGCTTCCGCACCAGAATAAACAACCATACTGTGCTTACCAAAAATAATCAACAGGTTGTTGTGTGCAGCCAGTGCTACAATCTCGTCAAACCCATCAGGCCAAACTTTAGAAATGTCAATGGATCCTGATGTACCTCCTGTCCAGTCTTGGCCTATCAAAAGATCAGACCAGTACACAATAGATTTTTCTGTAGCAAAGTCAGCAGTCCACAAACGGCCATACGCAGCCAGAACTTCATTACCGTACATCGTTAGAGACACACCAGCTGCACCAGAGACAGAGCTTAGTTCTTCTACTGCTTTTGACGTGCTGTCATACACCAGAGGCTCGTGCCCACTCTGGAAGAAATAGATCTTGTCATTGAACGTGACCATCTTCCAGTTATCAGCGGTAATTGTATAGCCACTAGGCGTCTCGTCTACAATAGTCTCCGTACCGCTTAGGATCTTGTTGTTACCTACTGAAAATATTTTGATGTTACCTGCGTTGTCTTTAAACTCTTTTATTGCACGCGGAGGATTAGAACTTAAGTCAACACTTGTCTGAGTAGAGGAGTACGTAGCAGTTGTTGCAGAAGTTCCTCCAGTAAGTGTCTCAGACGCGCTAAAGGTTCCTGACCTTGTGTCCTGAATAAGTAACACAGTGCCGTTGTACACCTCTGTAATCGTTGCTGTAGCTCCTGACGTGCCTCCAGTGATTGTTTCGTTTGCTTGAAAGCCAGTGGTGTCGTCCACTACAACGTACTCATACGTAGCTTGAGTAAGCAAGCTGTAGCCTTTACGCGCAGCAATACGCCCACGCTTGTCAATCACTGCGTTGTCAGCTGTTTCAGCAAAAGACGGATCTTGTGCCAGCGGTGCATCTTCGGTGTTGATACCTTTGAACGCTGGTGCTACAAGATTAATGCTTTTGAGTTCTTGTGCCATACAAATGCGCCTTACGGTGTATAGAAGATGGTTTCTTCTGGATGTCTACCAGCGTCCTGTGCAATGGCATCGGACAGATACTTGTTAGCAATCTGGAAGTACTCAGCAGCTGATGTGCCTCCAGTTTCGCCACGTTCTCGTGCAGCCAAAGCTACTGCCAAATGTATCACGGGCATTGAAGGAATTAACAACTGGCTGTCATCAGCACTTAAGTCAGGATTACGTAGTACACAGTTAAATCTAATGGTGTACACAGCGTCAGGCTTTGGGTAAATGTCAATTAAAGTGTCTCCACTAGAATTAACACCGTTGTACGTATAGTACCGTGGTGAGCCTGATAGTGGATCTTGTAGCATGTACTGTTCGTCAAACCAGTTAGCTGTTTGGTAGTCCATCACAATGTTGGACGTATCGTTAAACACGTTAAGTTCTTTGATGCTGTTTTGGCTACCCGTGAGTGCGTAGTTAAAAATGTCAGCAACTGTAGTAACTGTTAACGTAGTCCTAAGTGCTGACCAATCCCACGAGTTCTCCACAAGGTTCTTAGCGTCATTAACGATGTCACCAATGAGCTTACTGTACGCTGTGGACTGCACAGAGGTAACTTCTGTTTCACGAAGTCTCCTGAGTACATTATTAACTAACTGAAGATAAGTCATTAGTACATTCCTTCAAACAAGCTTTCGCCAATAATTCTATTTAGTTCTACCATGTAATCTTTTGGTTGATACTCAACACCCACAAAACCCGGCAGCTGATAACTTAATCCTCCCATGTAACCACCGCGCGGTGCTGCTGCTCCTGGGGCACCTGCTGCTCCTGGAGTACCCGGAGTACCCGGAGTACCTGGAGTACCCGGTTCCCCTACAATGGGAGGTTCCTCTGGTCCCTGTTCTGGTTCTACTACAGGAGGTTCCGTTGGAGGTGGTTCTCCTGGAGGTGTTGGTGGACTAACAAGAGGTGGCTCCGGTGGTGGAGTCTCTGGACCTACTTCAGGTTCAGGTGGAGGTTCAGGTGGAGGTAAAGGAGGCGTTTTATTATGTGAAAGCAAAGAGCCTACAAAATAAGTATGCGCGTCTTCAACTGTTATTACAACAATTTCTCCATAAGGTGCTTCTTCTATAGAAACAACCTTAACACCTTGTACCTCTTCTCCTTCTTTTAAATCCTTACTTTCTACCCATGAATCTTCTTTTTTAAACTTATGCGTATAAGAACCAACAAAAGAAAAACCATCGCTAAAAATAACTTTAAGCCTTTTTTCTTCTTTAATTTCTACATAAGTTACTTTATAAAAACCCAGTTTGTTTGTATGTTCGTGAGCAGTCCAAACTAAGTCACCTACTTGTAAATCACCAGCACGTTTAACTTCGTCTTTATTTTCCCCTGTTCTAATTGGCATATCAGGAGAAGGACAAGAAGTTGAAGGAGTACCAGGACCAACCTCAGGAGGAACAACTTCAGGACCCGGAGGAACAACTTCGGGTCCAGGAAGAGTAACTTCAGGTCCAGGAGGAGTAACTTCAGGACCCGGAGGAGTAACTTCAGGACCCGGAGGAGTAACTTCAAATAAACTAGGTGGTGGAGGAGTTTCCGGAGTTAACACTTCGCCTGTCCCAGGACGAATTGCATCGTCTTCACCACCTACTCCAAAAGTTTCACCCACATTTGGATCTAAGTCGTCTCCGTCAACGGCACCTAAAACACCATCACCATCAGCGTCCGTATCTGTACTGTTAGGAATACCGTCACCATCAAGGTCATCTACTGACGGGCCAGTAGTTACATCTGGTCCTGGGCCAGTATCTATAGTTTCTTTTCCGGTGTCTGTTACTGTGGTGTCTCCAGAAAGAACAGTTTCTCCATCTACGTCAGTACCTTCTGGTCTTACAACCCAGTTACCGTCAGCATCCTGGATGTAGAAGTTGCCGTCGTCTCCTGAGATACCTACGATATTACCTTGTTTGTCACTAATAACTCTACCTCGTGGTGCTTTAGCTGTAGGAGTAGGCTCAGGTTCTGGAACTTCTTCAACAAGCGGAAGACCTGTTTCATCGTCAATACCATCACCATTAGTGTCTACAGCCCCGTCTGTTAAATCTTTATCACCAGTAAGTAAATCTTCTGGGCTTACTTCTTCAACACCTTCAAGAGTATTAGTCTCTGGATTATAATCATAACCTATCTCAGCATTAATTATTTCTCCAAGGATACCTCCTGCTATACCGCCTTCTTGTTCAAAGACACTTGTTCCTGTTGTCGTTAAAATAGAAGTAGCGGCATCAAAAACCCTAGAAACTACGTTTCCTTCTTCCCCGGTAAAAATTTCACCAATGGGTCGAAGAACACCGTTTTCAAAAACTTCCCACCTTTCTTTTCCAGCGTTATAAACAGCATTAGCTATTTCTTGTACGCCTACAAAATTACCGTCTTCATCAAAGATTTGTATTTTAAGCGGTGAACCATTAACTTCAAAACTTACTGGAATCATAATTTCCAGCAAAAGGCCTTCATTTGGATCTACAGTAAGTGTTACAGGTCCTTTAAGTTCGTCTAAAGACTTCTGCATCCACTCTTCAAAAAGAACACTTGTTGACTTAGAGCCAGCATCTGGACCAAAAATTGCAGTCCTGATGAACTCACCACCAGACTCCAACACAGGTAATATCTGTGTTTCCCAAAGATTTTCTTTGGCTTCTGTTTCTAGGTTTGTTTTAAGAGTAGCTTCTTCGTATTTAATACTTGTGTTGCCCTTTCCAAAAAAAGCTTCTTGTTCTTCGGCAGTGGGCGCTCTTCCGTTTACCTCCGCAAAGACTCTATTAAATTCTTTAGTCGTTACTGTGTTGGTATTAATATATTCTCTAACTTTATCGTCTGCAAAACGAGTGTCTACTATAGAATTAACAACAACAAACTGCTCTAACTCTTCGTCTGTATACTCATAACCAGACTTGTCAAAAACCGCTGCTGCATCTTCTTTACTAAAGAAAGCATAGCCTACTTCTCTATTGACTATAGTTTCTATTTCTTCTTTAGTTTTTGATCCTAAGTTATAGTCTGAATACAAAGAATCTAAAAATTCTTGGGCTTCCGAACTAAGCCTACCTTTTGCGTTTCTTTCTAGAAAACTTTCTGGTACTTTATCAGACTGAAGAACAAGGTCAAAAACATAAGCTCTTGCTTCTTCTTCCGTAAAACCTTGCTGCTCTTTTTGTTGAAGATATTCGTCAGCATCAAAGACATCAAAAGTCCCTAATTCACTTATGGCTTCTGTTACTGTTGTACGGCCTGCTGTGTTAAAAACTAAATTAGCTAAGTCCTTGTTTATATCGTACAAGTTTTGAGAATTGCCTTGTGCAGCTTGACTAATCCAGTCAACAAAAGTATCTCTAAATTCGTCAGGAATGTCCATGACATCAGCCATGGCTTCTGCATAAGTATCAGCTTTTGTTGTGTCTGCTTCAACAATAGCTTCTTCTGAAACAGGAATATTTTCTTCAGCTGATATTTGTTCAACAAGAAGTGCTGCTCTTTCTTCTTCTTCTTGAGTTAAACTTTCAGTTCCTCGTAAGTAAGCATTTAGAAGACTTCTGTAAACATAATCTTCCTTTAATCTATTAAGAAAATCTTCAACAAAACCAGGATCTTTATCGGTGTCTACTCTTTTTGGTACGCCGTCTTCTATTACTGTAATAATAGCCATTACTTAGACACCCCCGCTTTCTTCTCATAAGTCCTCAACGTACCCAACCCAAGCATCCCCATAAGCACAGGCATCATAGTTGCAGTGTCAATCAGAGGTATCTTCACAGAAATCTCCAGTAGCGCAAGAACAAAGTTGGAAAATGGTATCACCATGAAGTTCCCTGCCATCCCAAGTACACACACCCACCCAACAGCAGGCCGCCAGCCACTAACGAATATATTAGCATGGCTAGCTTCAACTCTGTTGACGTCCAGTTGTGCACGAGAAA